GAGCATGGCCGGATTGTCGTCCGCGCAGATCACGAACTCGTCCGGATCACTGGTCGTCACGGAAGAATCGACACTCGCTACATACGCCTGTGCTGGGTTCGTTACCCCTGCGGCAGCCCCTACGGATGTCATCACCCTTACCGGGTCGGCAACGAAGACGATTCACGTTATGCAGGTTCGGATCAACCTCGAAGCCACGACATCGGGAACGGCAGACGTTCAAATTTATCGTCGGTCGTCATCGGATACTGGAGGAACGAGCACGACGATCACGCCCTTTGTGTACGACACCAACAATGCCGCCGCAACGGCAGTGTGCAAACAATACAGCGCGAACCCCACCGGATTAGGGACGGGAACAACCGTCCTAGCCGTTGATCGACAGACAGGGACGCAGGGTCTTCCGGTGATCTGGACGTTCGGCTATGCTGGGATCCAGAGCGTGATTTTGCGCGGCACGTCGGATTCGATCGTGCTCAACGGGAACGGTGATACGCTCCTGTCAGGGGAGGTCTGGTCCTACAATATCGTGTGGACGGAACAGTAGATGTCCTGGCTTTCCGATAGCACAGAGAATCCAGTCGGGCAGGTCCTGATCCCCCCTCAACTGCGGCCACCGGCGACCACTGTTGTATTGCCCGGGGGGTTGGACGACACGGCTCAAACCCTCTCGGTTGTCGATGAATTGCTCGTCACACAACTTGCTGTACGACCAGTCGCTGATGCAGCCTATATCGCGCCGTTTTGGTTTCTCGGGATCGCAGATGATGGGTTTCCTACGCCATTGGTCTATCCCGACGAAAACGTGAGCCCCGCAACGCAATTGCGGCAACCAACGATGACGCAAATATTGATGGTAGGGATTTCGGACGACTATATGCAGCCGATCCCGTTGCCCGAGGACGAGAATCCCGCGATCTTACTCCAACGCTGGCAACCCGTGGTCACTAAGGTCATGGTCTTGGGAGTGTCGGACGATTACGTTCCCGTCCCTCCGGTGGACGATTACATAACGGTGCAAGCGATCGAGGACTGGGAAGCGCAGGTTCCGCGCTTGCAAGGTTCTGTCGAGACGACAGAATATCTCCCGGTCCTTATTGTTACGCCCCCGCCCGCAGGAACGGCAGGGGGATTCCAGGTCCTGCTCCGGGGACTCGGGCTCGCCCCTGTTCAGGGGGCACTCGCCGATATTGGAGCGTCGAGCATCGTGTACGCCCTTGTGCAGTTCGACAGGTCGTATCCGTTGGGCGGTTACCCGCTAAGTCCCAAAGCCCTCGGGTTCACCACACGGGCACTCACGTTCCTGCCCACCGCCCAGACGGTCGAACGAGCACAAGGGTACTTCCCCGTCTACGATGGAGTGAATCAGAAGGTCCGTCTGTTCCGGGATCTCGGGGCCGGCCGCTGGGTCGAGCCGTTCCCGGGCACCAACCTGTCCCATATCTCGATGGATGTCGCGATCGTGGGCTACTGACGGAGGATGACGGACCGCGATGGCGGTAGTCGTTCGGACGCCCTGGACCCCGGCCCCCGACATGGCGGGGGCGTTCTCGAACGCCGGGATCGTCTACGTCCTGCTCTTCCTCGACGCGAGTTACCCGGCGGGCGGGTATCCGGTCAGTCCGAAAACGTTCGGGTTGGGGACGCGCATCCTGACCTTCATTCCGGGATCGATCACGGACGGTCCGTATTTCCCGGTGTACGACCCGACCGTGGGGAGTTTGCGGCTGTTGAACACGTCCCACAGCACCGCGTGGACGGAAGTGACGGCGGGGACGGATTTATCGACGATTCAAATCGACATAGGCATTCTCGGTTGGTGAATTACTCGTAACGTTGTTTCCCCGATCTCTCGTGGTCCGCATACAGATCCGGCCTCGGTGTGAGGCGAGGAGGGCGAGTCGATGGCATTGACCGTGGCACTCCAGCAACTTCAGAAGCTGCAGATCCAGGGCAGCCCGTTCGGCTCCACAGACTACATTCAAGCCGCGCAGGTGACGTACGATAACTCTTATCCCAACGGGGGCTATCCGATTACCCCGTCGGCGTTCAACCTGCAGGGTATCCTTGGGATGACGCAGATTGGGACTTCCGCGGCGGCGACCCCAACCCTCGCTCTTTACGATAGAACGAATAGCACACTCCGAGTGTATATCGCGACCGTTACAGGTACGGGTCAGTTGAGTGCGACCCAAAGCACGTTCGCCGAAGTGAGCGTGGGGGCAGCGTTCCTGAACGGCGTGTCACCCACCTTCCTTGTGATTGGGTTCTGATTGTTCCAGATAGACGGCGGCACGGCGAAGTAATTCTGGCGCTGGGACCCCGACGATTTTTGCTTGTCGTTCGAAAAATCCCAAGGCACCGTTTAATCGGTCAGTGATGAGTCCTCGGAAAACACCCGTACCGTGGTCGTGATCGGGGACTAAACGATCACGCCTGTCGATATTGGGAACAAAGGGCTGACCGGAGATGGCACACGAATCGCCTGGGCCAGGAGTTACATTGGGGATCCCGAGCCGATTGCGTTGCTCATCTATCCCGTGCTGATCGTACCATTGTTTGGATTTTTCTCTGTGGCAATCGCGACAATATGCCTGAAGAACTTCCGCGGTCGGGTTCTTTTTTGTTGGTCGCAAATGCAAATTAAAGTATTCTGTCGTGGCCGGAAGCATACGACCACATTTCTTGCAGAGTTTTTCCGTGCGTGCTTTAACCAGTTCAGTCCGGTGTAGGTGGTAACATTCTTGCGTACAATACTTCTGGACGCGAAACGTTGGTGTAAAGATCGCCCCGCACCGTGGACACGTTCTTTGTTCGCGTCTCCACCGTGCGTATCCGTAGATTTTGCGGTCGATCCATGCTTTACGTACGCCAGCACTAGTGCCCATGTTCTTTCACCTCCCAGATGATTACTTCGGCAACGCAATGGCAAAACCCTGATGGACCAATCATCGTGAGTGCGGGAACCGTCCCGCCAGCGGGGTCGGTGGTTCGTTATCCCCTCCCCCTCCGGACCAGCGTTGGCGGCGGTTCCCCTTCACGATCCTTAAGGAGGCGATGAATCATGGCGGGCGACAAGAACGCACCGAGCAACGCACCGACCGCAGCGAACCGGCCCCGGACCGAGGACAACGAACGGCGATTGCGGGAGCGGGAACTGAAGCATGAGAGACCGGAGCATTATGCCCTCAGGGAGGCTTTGGGCCACGATGACATGCCCCGCGATACGCCAGAGGTCAGTAACTTGTCTTTGATACAACCCTACAAGACCGGCCCCGAGAATGATCCGATCCGTAACCACCGCAACTTGCCGAAGCCATCGCCGCACACGAAGACGGATCTTGATGACAATTGAGTCGATATCCGTTGCACATCTTCCGCTACCTTGACGTAGCAACATCCTCCCGGTCCCCAATGGGCTGGCGCGGCGGTCATCGGTGGCGTGGCGCGGAATGTTGGCGGCGATACTGGTTTCGGTGAATGGCGCTTTCCGGTCAGGATGAAAAACACACGCTCGCCGCGCGAATGCCCGAGTTCCGGCGCAAGCGGCGTCTCCCACCTTCCAAGACGAAAATGGCGCACCACGAGATCGAGGCAATGAAGGGCGTCAAGTACCTTGACCGCAAGCGCGAGAAGCCCGCGCCGTGGGGGTATTCGAGGTGATCCATCCCGCCAAGTGGATATCACACTGTCGTCGGGCAATCGCTCTTTGTTGGCTCGTCTTCGAGGGTGGGACACGCAAAACCACCGCAGGAATGATCATTCACGTTTGGCGATACGCTCCATCCGGTTACGGTCCTGGATCGCACTGCCGATGGGGTGGGGCAAGGCGGAGGTTCCGGGGCTTGCCATGGCGTCGATGGTGGTATTTGGGGAGGGTGTTCTAGATGTCCGTCTTCCCGCCCGGGGGTGTGGGTGGTCCGGGGGCTGTGATGGGGCCCTTTCTTCAGGCGTTAATTCAGGGATTTATGCAGGCGACCCAGATGGACCCGCAGTCCCCGCACGGCCAGGGGTTCGCGGCCGGCCAGAAACTCGCACAGTCTCTTCGCAAGGGACAAAAGGGCGGGCAGGGGGGACAAGCGGCAGCACCCGCCCCTGGAGGAGCCATGCCACCCGGTGGACCACCCCCAGCCCCAGGAGACATGCCACCAGGAGCGCCTCCAGGAGGAACGCCGCCTCCAGGGGGACCACCGGGAGGGCCGGGTGGGATCCGACCGATTCCGCCGCCGCCCGGATTCCCGCCAGCACCGCAGGGGAGCACGTACGTGTTGGTGCCGCCCGGGGGACCGTCTGATCCTCCGCTGATCGGGTTGGCCGGGCCTGACGGTCAAGTGAAACCGCTCGGTCCCGTACCTGGCTGGAGACCGCCCGTCCAAGCGATCAATCAGATGTCGCAGAACGCGCCCGTTGGTGCTCCGCCATGACCATGCATACCACCGAAACGCGGACCAAGAACGAGCGGGTTGTCACCCTCCCGTTCACGCCGAACACGAAGCAGGACGAGTTCATCCATTCGGGCGCCCCGAAGACGATGATCGTCGCGTCCGTCGCTGCGGGGAAGACGACCGCTCTGTGCATGCGGGCGTGGATGATCTCGTGGAAGTACCCGGGCAACAAAGGGATGATGGCCCGCTACACGTACGACGAAATTCGGGACACGATCATCCCGACGTGGAAGAAGTGCGTCCCCAAGGAATTGATGATCAATCCCGACTGTCTCGACCGCAAGGATCTCGGGATGCAAACTCTTCTGGTTCACACTCAAGACCCCGAGCGTCCGAGCGAGATTCTGTTCAGGAACCTAGAGGATCCCCACGTCTATGAATCGGCTGAACTCGGTTGGTTCGCGCTCAGCCAGGCGAACGACCCGAAGATCACTCGCCGCATGTGGGACACGCTCAACGAACGTCTCCGTCACCCCGTGCCATATCATTTCGCTTTTGCGGAAGCCAACTGGGGCGGAAATGCTTCAAAGGGCGGATGGATCTGGGACGAGTTCGTGAATATGAAGCAGGGCCATCTCGTCACGGCCGACACGATGGTCAACTGGGACAATCTTCCAGAAGACTACAAAGCAAGACTCGCTAACCTGCCGAAGTACCGCCAACTCCATTCGGTCTACGGTACGGCATCCGGTTGGGACCCGCTCATTGACATACGCGGGATTCCGGTCTTCCCCGAATTCAAATTTGGCTTTCATACGCCCGAAGACGGTTCCGTTGGAGATGTCCGCGCTCTCTTCACGCAGGACCGTCCGGTGTTTCGCGGGATTGATGTACCAGGCCCTGG